GATCACGAAATTCAACGAATGCTTGGAGGTAATAAATAATGACTCCTACTATATTACAAGATGTCTTAATTGCTGATTTTAAAGAGCAACTAAATGATTTTTTACTTAAAAATGCAAAAAGCGAGAGGGTAAATTTAAATATATACCCTCAAAATTTACCAGCAAAAAAAGGACAGAAAGATTCAGACCACTTTCCATATTTAATTATTAGAATCATGGATGGTGAAACACAAGAAGATCAAGGACTTGATAAAGCTACTTGTAAAGTAGCTTTTATTATAAGCATATATGATGATGATGATAATTATCAAGGTTACAAGGACGTTATGAATATTATCGAAAAAATAATACAAAGATTAAAAACTAAAAAATTATATAACAAACAATTTGAACTGATATCTCCATTGAAGTGGTTAGTTCATGATGAAGATACGTTTCCATATTTTTTCGGGGGCATAGAAACAAATTGGAATATGCCTAATATTTGTATGGTCGATACATTAATTTAAAATAGAGGAGGAATAAAAACATGTCATATCAACATGGTATTTATATTCAAGAAAATGCTACAGCACTTGAAGCACCAATGCAGTCAATTTCTACTATACCAGTAGTTATTGGAACAGCGCCAGTAAACTTAGTTAATAATCCAGCTGTAAATACTCCGGTTTTAGTGAAAAATTATGATGAAGCAGTAGCTGCATTTGGATATTCTGATGATTTTTCACAATATACATTATGCGAGGTAATAGATGCATTTTTTAAACAGTTTAAAGTGGGTCCATTAGTATTAATAAATGTACTTGATCCTTTAGTTCATAAGTCTGCAGCTACAACTGATACTATTACAATTACAAACGGAACGGCAAAAATAAATAACTTAGGTGTGATTTTAGATACTTCATTAGTTGTAAAAGATAGCACAGGTGCAACAACGTATGCATTAAATATTGATTATACAGTAAATTTTGATAGTTCAGGTTATCCGGTAATAACAGGAGTTTCTGGTGGAATAATTTCAAGTTTAGTAACATCATTAAAAGTTACTTACATGATGATAGATCCCACAAAAGTTGCCAATGCAGATATTATAGGTTCATATACGTTAGCAACTAATACTTATAAAGGAATTGAATGCATTTCACAAGTTTTCCCTATGTTTAATCTAGTGCCAGGGTTATTACTTGCACCAGGTTATAGCCAAATAAAAGATGTAGGTATGGCTTTGAAAAATAAGGAAGCTGCAATAAATGGAAGTTTTAATGCGTTAGCATTATTAGACTTAGACTCTTCGACTGCAAAAGTGTATACAAGTGCAAAAACATTGAAATCAAGTAATGGATATAATAGCAAGAGAGATTTAGTACTATGGCCTAAAGTAAAAATAGACGATAAAATTTACTGGTTTAGTTCAGTTTTAGCAGCATTAATTGTTTATACCGATATCCAAAATAAAGATGTTCCGTTTAAATCACCAAGTAATAAGAAACTTCCTATAAGTTCAACAGTACTTGCAGATGGTACAGAAGTATTTTTAGATCAAGTACAAGCTAATGAATTAAATGGAGTAGGTATTATAACTGCTATCAATATGTCAGGTTGGAGAACATGGGGAAATAATACAGGGATTTATCCTGATAGTGTAGATCCTAAAGATAGATTTATTGCTATTAGAAGAGTATTTGATTGGTGGGGAAATAATTTTATCGTAGATTTCTTTGATGAAGTTGATGATCCTACTAATTATAGGTTAATAGAATCAATTGTAGATGAAGAAAACTTAAAAGCTAATGGATATCAAGCAGCAGGACAAATTGCAGGAGCTAAAATAAGTTTTAATCAAATAGATAATCCAACTAGTAGTATTTTAAATGGCAAGATTGTATTTAAACAAATGATAGGCGCATTTGCTCCTGCTGAAAATATTATAAATGTCCTTGAATTTGATCCCACTATGGTTAGTAGTGCATTATTGGGAGGTGGTAATTAATGAGTGTTAACGCAATACCTGAAAAAGTAATAAATTATAATGTCTATTTAGGTAATGACAAGTTAATTGGAATAAATGCAAGTGTAACATTACCTAAGCTAGAACAAATGTCAACAACAATTTCAGGTGCTGGAATTGCGGGTGAATATGAAAGTGCAGTACCAGGACACTTTGGGAAAATAGAAACAGACATTACTTTTAATACAGTAAGCGAAGAATCATCACAGCTTCTAGTACCTGGCACTAAAACGTTGGTATTTAGAGCATCACAACAAAGTTACGATGTAGCTGGTGGGCAGATGAATTATAGAGCGTTGAAAATATCAATGAAAGTATTGAGTAAGGGTATAGATTTAGGAAAATTAAGTGTAGGAAAGCAAACAGAAACCAAAAATACATTTGAAGTAGTATATATTAAAGTTGAGGAAAATGGAAAGACACTCATAGAACTTGATAAACTCAACTTTATTTTTAAAGTTAATGGAATAGATGTATTAGCTGATATAAGAAATCAAATATAGAATAAATGGAGGTACATATTATGGATATCAAAGACGAAATAAATAGTGAAGTTACAACAAATGAGGTTATAACAACTGAAAGTATTTTAACTAATAATTCGATATACAATATAACTTTTCAAAAGACGTATAAATTCGAAGGACAAAATTATGATGGTATAGATCTTTCTGGTATTGAAAATATATCTACCAAACAATTAGTAGAAGTAGATAAATTGTTTTATGCTACAGGCAATATGGCGCCTACAAGTGAAATGTCTTTGGCATATGCTTGTATAGTAGCAAGTAAAGTATCTAACAAACCGCTAGAATTTTTTACTGGATTATCGGGTAAAGAAGGTATAAAGGTTAAAACTGCAGTAGTAAATTTTTTGTACAATTAGGTATTAAACCTGGAGACGGACAGATGCTTAGAAAAGTGTCTGTCCGTCTTGGTTTAAATACATTTTCATCAATAGAATTTTTTTTAAAATTAAGCATAATCGAATTATGTGAAATAGCTTCAGAAGTTCAGGAGGCAAATAAAAATGGCAAGTAAAACATATGAAATAGCCTTTCAGCTTGGGGCAAAGATAGCTTCAACTTTTGGGAATACGTTTAATGCTGCAGGTAAGAGTATTCAAAATTTAGAAAATCAAAGCAAAACAGCTAACAAAGGATTTTTAAATTTAGGAGAAGGTGCACGTAAAGTTGCTATGACGGCAATGGGAGTTGCGGGAATATTAGGAGCGGGTCTTGGATTAAGTGCTATGTTTAGTTCTGCAGAAGCCAGTGAGCAAAAAATGGCACAAATGGATTCAGTTCTTAAAAGTACTGGTGGAGCAGCTGGAATGACTAAAGAACAATTAATCAATTTGGCGGCAGCACAAGGGAAAGTTACAGAGTTTAGCAAAGGAGCGAATATTGCTTCAGAGAATCTACTTTTAACATTTACTAATATAGGAAAGAATGTGTTTCCAGATGCTTTAGCATCTGTAAATGATATGAGCCAAGCCTTAGGGCAAGATACAAAATCAAGTGCAATACAATTAGGTAAAGCATTGAACGACCCAATTAAAGGTATAACGGCATTATCTAGAGTAGGTGTTACGTTTACTACTCAACAAAAAGACCAAATAGATGCAATGGTAAAAGCTGGCGATACAGCAGGTGCACAAACTATAATATTAAAAGAATTGCAAAAAGAGTTTGGTGGATCAGCAGAAGCTGCTGGAAAGACTTTCAGTGGTCAACTAACTATATTAAAAAACAATATAAATGGAGTAGGTTCAAGTATAGCTGGTACTTTAATGCCATATATGACTGGCTTTATGAATTCAGTTACTACTTATTTACCAGCAATTCAAGGTCTTGTGGTAGGGCTAATAACTACAGTTGCACCTTATATTTCTGGAGTAATGTCTGATATATATAAGATTGCTACTAATTTGTTACCTAATCTTGGTAGCTCAAGTGATGATATTAAAACTTCAATTTTAGGCTTAGTAAATGGTGGGTTTTCAGCATTTCAAGCTTCATTAGATTGGATAGCACAACATGGAGAAGCTACAAAGATAGTTTTAGAAACATTGGCTGTAACAACAAGTGCTTATGGGATAGCCATAGCAGCGGTAACGGTTAAACAAAAAGCAGCTATGATAATAGAGGCATTAAGTAAGGCTTGGTGGGTTGCAACAGGAATCATAGGAGCTTATAGAGAAGGTATGACATTAGCAGCAATAGCACAGGATGCCTTTAACTTTGCTATGGAAGCTAATCCAATAGGAATGGTTACAATTGCTATAGTTGCATTGGCAAGTGTGGCTGTATTGTTATATAAAAACTGGGGGACAATAAGTAGTTTTTTTAGTAAAGTATGGGTTAATGTAAAAGCAACTTTTGTTGGTTTTTGGAATTGGATTAAAAGTTTTCTAAGTACATGGGGAACAGTTATACTTTCTGTTGTGGCTCCTGCTCTAGGTATACCATTGCTAATAGCTCAACATTGGGATCAAATCAAGGCGGTATTAAGTTCTGCATGGAATAGCATAAAAGCTTCAGTATCAAGTGCATGGGCATCTATAAAAAATGCAATTTCAAGTGCATGGACAGCTATAGTTAATACTGTAGTAAGTAATCCATTATTTAAAGTAGTTTCAGCAATTTTTAAAGGTATATTAGCAGTTGTAATAATAGTAGTATACAATTTGTACACTAGAGTTGTTACAGGGTGGACTAATATTTCCACTGCCGTTGGTAGAGTATTAACAACAATTTGGCAGGTAATATCGAGGATATGGAATAGTATCTATACAACAGTATCTGGAGTAGTAAGCAAAGTATGGAGTATCATAGTTTCTGTATGGAGTACTATATATTCATCAGTTACAGCTATTTTAAATTCAGTGTGGAGTGTAATAGTAACTATATGGAATTCAATATATAATTCAATTTCAACAGCTTTAAAATCAATTTGGACTTCAATAGTAAGTATATGGAGTAATATCTATGGAAGTGTTTCAAGTGTAGTAAGCTCAATCTGGACTACGGTAGTAATAGGTTTTACAAATGCTTATAATGGTATAATTTCTATTTTTAGTAACATTAAGAGTACAGTTTCAGCTATTTTTATGGATGTATGGAATATAATTAAATCTGTAATTAATAATGGAATAGGTATGATTAATGGATTTATTGGTGGAATTAATACAGTAATAGGTGTAGCAAATAAGGTACCAGGTGTAAATATAGAAGCTGTTGGAACAATTCCACAACTTGCAAATGGTGGAT